AGAAAAATTAGCAGTTATATTAGCTGGAGAATCTAAATAAATTGGTGTTGAGTCAGTACCTCTAAATTTTAAAGAAGGTTGTCCTCGCTTAGTAATCAATGCTCCATTCTCTGCAATCTTTGGTTGGTTAGCATCAGTCGCTTGAGTTGCATTGTTTGACCCAGCTTGGTCGTACCAAGTGTGGACAAGTGCAGTATGCTTACTAGCTTTAATTGTTATGTCGCTTACTTGTAATACTTCACCATCATTTACTAAATGGTCTGGGGTAGAAAATCTAAATATAGCACCAGAAACTGCATCTGTATTTTCAAATGTAAAACTAAAAGCACCAGTTGAGCTAGCTGGAATAGTTCCAATAACTTTATATCCATCTCCATGTACTAACTGCCAAAGTGAAACTGATACTGTATTTGAAAATGTGTTTTGTTGAACATTAAAAGAAACTGTAATTGTTCCCTTTTGTACATTTTTGTATACTTGATTACCAGCTCTTATATCTACATCTTGAGTTGTTGTTTTTGCTACAGTTGCAGTAAAACCAGTTGGCGATGTTCCAGTTACATTAACTTGTGGGTATTGGGCAAAGAAATTAGTACCCATTCCTACATTAACATTACTTTCATTTAAAAAGTCTCCAAGTGTAGTAGCAGTTGTGCTTCCACTTTCGCCACCTTGTTCAGATACATTTGTAATTGCAGAACTTGCACTTACTTTATCATCTGAATCAAAAGCTACATCTACTTCAATGTCATCTGAGCTTCTACGAATACGAACTGCATCACCACTATAAGTAGCTTTTACCTTACGAAGACTGTAAGCAGCTGCGGCTGTTGCTACATCTGCTGGTAGTGTACTCTCTAGTTTACCATTTACCCAATCTTCTAATGCACCACTCTGTACTTGATTAGCTGAGAACTTTGCTTCGTCATCTATGGCGGCTGTAGTATCTTCTGGTTCTCTACGAACATTTACAACTGGTCCATTCATTGCACCAACATCTCGCAATGAGTAAGCTGCTGCTGAACCACCGAATCTACGAGCTATTCCTAAATCGGTATAGTTAGCAGAAGCACCGTCCAAGATATTCCAGGACGCACCAAGATCGCCCTTCAACTCTGTTTGGGCAGATGCTAGATGTTCTGAAGACATAATTAGTCAGTAAACTCAGTTAAGTACAAATTAGATGTAGTTGAACCTGCTCTGATAAAACTAGCCACTTCCATAGCCGTTCTACTAAAAGTATAAGAGCGACCTGCATATAATCTGTGACCTGTTGTTCCTGATTGACTAGCACTTGTGCCGTCAAAACGAACAAAAGCATCTGCATCCTGAACATCAAGAGCAATATACTTAGTTAAAGCATTATATGTAGTTGTCTTACCCTCTGCTGTTGAGCTACTATCGAGAACAATTTTCTCCATAGTTGTACCCTGTGTAGGCTTTGGATATAGGTTGGTTACAAATGAATTAGGCATATTAGTATTCTATGTTAAATGTCAACGGCTTTGGCGATTGACATAGGTTGAAAATTTTTGATTTATTGAGTTATTGTTAGACCTAATATCTATCTTTTCTAACTCGATGTCTAAATAGTTTTTGGCTAGTTGCTCTTCAGCAAGAGCCTTTCCATGCTGACCATCCATTCGTAAAAAGTCTGCATAAGCTGCATGGGCTATAAAATAAAAGAACTCAGCAGGAATGCTTGAATTTTCTGTAAATGCAGTTAATATTTTTTTATAAGTAACAAATGCAGATGTTGCTTCAGAACTAACTATATTAAGTATATTAGCTCCATTTGAATCCACAAAAAAATCGTACTCTAATGCAGAATTATTTAAGAATGCTCTTTTACGATGAATCCTAATGAACTCTGCTATTTCATCTTTTGCAGGAGATGTTTGAGTATAAGGTATTAAGTTATCAGAACTTATAGTTCTTTCTTCTGATATAACTAAATATCGGGGCCATACAGGACTAATATTATAAGCCTCAAATGCTCTACGATTTACAAAATTTAATATTTGGTTTTTTTCCTCATCTGTAAAGGAAAAAACACCTGCTAAAGATTTAATTAAATTTTCTAAATCTGAATATGATTTTACCTGCATTATATTTTATTTGGTGATAAGTCAGAAAACTTCTTCTGATAGTATTTTAAAAATTCTTTGGAATGCACTTGATCGTGTCCGTATTTATTCGTAAGTCTAAAGAACTCACGAGCAGGCATTGTTGCTACGCATCTACCCAATGTAGGATGTGTTTTGCCTTTTGTTAGTTGTGCTTCCTTTCTAGCGATAGATACTCTTTCGTGCTCTGTTCGCTTTTCAATCTCAAAGCCATTGATAAGCTCTTTCATGAATGCCTGGTCAATTTCACCATCTGTGAAACTTCTAGGTAAGTCTGTAATAATATCAGTCATAAAATAAAAGGTAGGGGGCTTTCGCCCCCATACCAAGAATTATTTAGGCTTGTGAGAAGCGTAATGGATCGAATACACGAATTCCAATAATAACTTCACCAGCAGTTACATTACCGGTAGTACCACCAAATGTGTAAATTACATCAGTAGCTGATGATTTTTGCTCAACAGGTTGAGCACCACCAGCAATAGTAGTATTTCCAGCAGATTGTACAAATGATGTACCTGTGTTATAAACAGGTGCTCCATTGTTTGCATCTAAATCAAAGTTGTCGATAAGTGTATCAACATCTGTTCCTGTACCAACATCAAGAGTAATATCAGTTGCTCCAGAAATTGCACTTGATTCAGTAGCGAAAGCTACATCGATTGCACCTCCAGCAGGAATAGAAGCGAATTTTACGCTACTTGTTCCAGCTGCGACAATATCTGCGGCTGTTAGTCGAATGACATGGGTGAAATCACCATTAGCTTCATTTATAGTTAGTTTACTCATAATTATATACCTCCTAGTTATTAAGCAATTGTTGTGATTTTACCGTGAGCTTGTGGATGATACACACCTAATGTAAGTGAGCAATCCACATAACCACGCTCACCACCACCAAGATTTGGTAGACGAGTTGAGCCCATTGGAATTAATTCATGAACACCGTAGTATTCAGGATTAACTAAGTAACCTGTGTCCTTGTTAGTTGTATCAGGAGCACAATCAGGGTTCATGTTGATGATTGAAACCACTCCGTGATCTGACTGATAAAGCTCAACAGATAGACGAATTGTTCCTGAGTCACCACTTACATTGAACTCACGATTTTCACCTGAAACACCAATACGAGCAAAGTCAGAAATAACTCTGCGTAATGCAGTATCAGCAACTAGTGTAAGACTGTTAGTTGTTCCTGTTTCACGGTAGATTGATGTAATCAAGTCATTAAACTCTGATTCTAACAATGTAGAAGCATCTTCTTTAATAGAAGTTGTAGGAGTACGGAATGATTCTGGAACAGGGTTGGTTGTTTGAGCACCATTCTGAATCCATTTACCTAATCCACGAAGTTTGTAAGGTGTACCTGCTCCATCTTCTGCAGACATTTCATTGTCTGATAATAATGTAGCTTCGACATCACGCTTTAACTCACGGATAGCTTTTGCTTCTGCTTGAGCAATCTTTGCAGGCCCAACAGAATCAACTGCTTCTTGTAGGTCAGATACCATGTAGTCTCTACGGAACTTCTGAGTGTAGTTACCAAGACGAGCACGACCTGAGAATTTGTCTGTGAATGATGTTACATCAGCACCTTCTGAAACACCTGCTGTGCTTACATCGGCTAATGAATCTACTGTCCACTCTACGAAAGTGGATGACGCTCTCTGCTTAGATGCAGAGGAAAGAACTGGCGTTTCTTCAGGTGCAAGAATTGACAAGACATCTGTCAAGTCTTCACGATTGGAAACAGCAGAACCGGGTCCGCTTAGTACGGACTTTGTTGGATCATATGTGTCTGAAAATGACATAACTTATATTATTTAACGATTTGATAATTGAAGGGTTCTGAGAGATATGAAATCACTTTTGTTGCCAGATGTTTTAAATCGTTGAGAAAGCTCTTTTACGGCTTTAGAAGATTTGCTTACAGTTTTTTCAGATTTTGATGCTGATGGAGTTCCTGTTGTCGGTGGATTCAACTTAGGTGAAACGGCAGTTTCTTTAACAAGTTTTCTGCCGTACATACTGTTTGCTGCGTGAGCAATAAGATAATTTAACTGAGCACCCACTTCCGGGTCTACGGACTCTTCTAACTTTACAAAGCGTGGATCATTGATCATTGCTTCATAACGCTTACGAGTATCATTATCTTCTCCTTGCATCCAGGACAACTCTTTCTCGGCTTGCTCTTGAAAGCTAGACTTCAGCATTTTAGCTTGTTCTACTTTCTGAATGGACTTCAGTTGTGCAGGTAAGAATTTGTCTCTTGACTTACGAGCATTTAATAGGCTCTTTCTTACTTCTGCCTTTGTGAGTCCTTTGCCTTCGACAGTAGTTATCTCATCATGTGCTCCGTATTCATCTGCGTTAAACAATACTTCTTCTGCCCATTCAATAACCTTATTTATTTCTTGTGCTTTACCCTGTAAATCTTCTAATGTATTTAAATCAGAATAAGGATTTTCAGCAATCTCTGGTTCTTTTTCTAATGGGTTTTGCTTACCAAGTTCGGCTTCAAGGGCTTTTACCTTTTCTTCTGCAGCTTTACGCTTTGCAGTAAGTTCACCAAACCTTGCGACTGCACGGCTTCCAAGTTTATCAGATAACTCTCTGAGTTCCTCATCAGACATTTCGTCTAAATCTAACTGTGAAAGAACATCTTCAGAAGACTCCTCTTCCGTAACTTCTTCTGTTGTACTCTCATCAACAGCTTCTGCTACTTCTTCGACTTCTTCTTCAACAACTGGTGCTTCTTCAGTTTCTTGAACTTCCTCTTTAGGTTGCTCTTGATTCTGCATTGCACCCAAGCGTCTTTGTATGTACTCTGACGCTGATATATTTGACAATGTATTCGCCTCTGTTTCTTCGGATTGGGCGGCTTCCGATGTGACTTCTTGTTGCATAACTAATTGTTTCCACTTCTTGACGCTGAAGCGTTAGCGATAAATGTATTATATAGGATACTACAAGTCTTTATTTAGCCTACCCATATGTTTTAACTGCAGTCCGTTCCAATCTACTATTTTTAGTATTTGATCGTAGGCTAATATCATTCCTGACAGTTGTTGAACTTGCTCTTTATCTGATTCAAATAATGAAGCAATGGATTCTTCTCGTAGTGAATAAATCGTTTCTATGAATCTTGCGAAGGACTCATGCTGATTTAGTGTTTTTATATCTTCTTCTAAATTTACTAAACTCATTACATCTGTTGTGTTTGCATTCCTCCCATTTGTGCAGGAGCAGTACCTATACGACCAATTTGTGCATTCTGTGCTTGTTGCATCATAAATGTATATTGACCAGCATATTTCTCAAGTCTAGCTGCAAAGCTCTCATCCTGTTGTAGGCGAGCTGCAATATCTTCTTGAGCAGTATATTGTTGGATAACTTGCAATGCAATCTGTGCACCATTTGGTCTTGCAGGCATTTCAATACCAGCGAAGATTTTTGTCAAGTCATCAGTAACATCTTTTACCATTTGTTGCTGTGCTTGCTCTGCAGGTTGTAAGATACTATCAGCTAGTACAGGATCAATTGCACCTGCTACTACATCAAGTAAGCTATCCATATTTATTCTGCCACTTCGATCCAATGATGTAAGCGAAACTAACTGTTGTAGTTTGCTTGCCATTGTTTCTTGGTCAGTATTCAAAACATCGTAATTTATTAGAATATCAAAATTTTCATTAGGGTTGCCCTTGCTGAACATTTGAGGGTCAGGCACTCCTGTTACTCGGAAGAAAACACTATCAGGTCCGAATCTTTGGAAGCATCGGTATGACATACGCAGTACTTCTGCAGCGTGCTGCAAGAACTTATCAACTAAGAACTGCTTGCGAATCTGCGAGATTTGAGATGTTTCATCCAATCCACAAAGTCTATCTGCTTGTGCTTCCATTGTTTTTTCTATTTCAATAGAACCAACAGGGCTAGGTGGTGTAGGTGCAAAGTCCAAGTCTCCTTTTCTGCGATATGGAATCATTCTGCCAGGCCCCCAATCGGTTGGTGCTTGACCTACAGGATGCAGTATCGGAGGTAGAGTAGCTAGTGAGTTTCTATCTATTCTAGAATCACGCTCTACTTTTACTTGGTTTTGGATACCTCGAAGAATATCAGGTACTGTTTGTGTATCGTACAAACGCTTAGAATCCTCAGATAACTTACTTACTACTACAGGATAATCTTCGTATCCATTTAATAATTCAAATTTTGCAAAGCCTGGGGCTTCATCATTGCCATCGAACTCTTTGTGAAATACTGTGCAGTAAATACCTTCTGATCCATCCTCTTTGTCAATTAGTCTTTGATAACCATAAACAATCTCAATGAGTTCTTCTGCTTCATAAGCATTATCAGTAAGTGAAATACTGCGTCTACCTTCTTGCTCACGCTCAATGCTGTCAATATTTACACCTCTGTACTTATCAATTACATAAGAAACGAAATCTGCATCCCATCCATCGGTTACAACCTTGTTTTCTAGCTCTTGAGCAGTATAATAGGTCTTCCAGAAGCAATATGGGGCTCTCTGAGGGTCAGTAACATACGGAGGGAAGAAAAAATCTCCATCCGGTGCTAATGTTTTGACTTCAGGGGCATCAATTTGTCTTTGAACAACAGGTAATATTGCTTTTCCTGTTTTTCTAAGGTCTTTGATGGCTTTTTTAGCCCTTTTAGTGCTTACAGTTGGAAAAACTAGCTGAATAGTACTTACTAACTCATTGTCGGCTTCACCTGACTGAATTAAATCAACTATTTCAGGCTGCATTTGTGCAATTTGCTCTAAATCAAGCTCTTGAAGAAATCTGCGATCTTCACGATGCCAACCTACATAGGTAATTAGTATTCCACGCTCCAAAAGATAGTTAGCACCGAGTTCCATCTCCTTTTGAAACCTTGGAATGTAACCAGAGGTTACCATCCACTTCAAAAAGCTAGATACAACTTTAGATCGAGCCATGTCTCCTGCTTCTACAGGGAAAGCACGGACATTAGCACGATTGAGGCTAGACATAAACAAAGATACAAGACGAGTAATTCTTTCATCGATTGTGTGGGCTTCCATATCGGCAGCACCTTCCCAAGGGAATGCATCTGAACCATGCTTTCTGTGATCACGGCTTTTGCCTGCCCACCAATTTCGCCTGTCATCGTAACTGCTTCGGCATAAATCAAAGTATGCCTCTAGCTCTGTTACTGTTTGGTCATAAGCATAACGCAGAGTATTTATGCTCGGACTCTCCGAGACATATGTTAGTGCTTCCGAAATATTATCGTTATCCATAAACTATGTTCTTACTTTTGTAGGTATCCAATTATACTTCGGTGCATGACCTGTATTATCGGCTTGTACATGAATTATTTTATTATTTAGCATTCCTTTATATCGTATAGGGATGCGTACAGGTACTTTAGCAGTTAACTCCTTTATGTATGTAATTACATAATTAGGATTTGGTGCTTCAGCCACTACACGCCCTCTGTAGATTATATCAATAGGAACAAGGTCATCTAGCATAGCTTGACCCCTTTCGTCAATCCATGTGTTTTTACCTTTACCTGTAATCATATCTTCATCAAATTTTTCAAAAGCCAAATCCTTCGCTTCATCAAAAGATATGCCGTATTCTTCTGCTAACTCTGTTAGTTTTCGTTTTGCCATTAGTAGCCTCCTTTTGTTGTTGTAGTTGTTAGTAATTCTCTTGAACTAATATGATCAGGCCCTTCTCCAGCGTTAGCCATACGAAGATACCTTATTAAATCAAAAAAGTCCTTGAGAGCTTCATCTGATTTTCCTTTTGAATTATAGTTAATTAAACTTTCAATTAAATTCTTACAGTCCGAATGAATATAGCACATTGGTGAATTAGCTGCATCTATATCTGCATTTGGATTATAGCTGAACCAATCATCTAATGCAGAAATGCCCATCTCCTCTGTGCGACCCT